AGGGCTTTGAGGGCGGCTATTCCTACAAGCGCATGGAAGTTTCTGGTGAGCGGTATGCCGACAAGCCAGAGAAGAACATGTTCAGCCACGTCCATGACGCCTTGCAGTACCTTCTTCTCGGCGCTGGCGAGGGACGAGCCTTGATGAATAGCCAGAAACCAGCGCAGGTTACAGTCGCCAAGCGTGACTTTGACGTATTTGCGCGGCAAGATAAGCCTAAGCGCAGGCAGGGACTCTGGGCTAGGATGTAGTCCAGCGAAGCCGCTTCGCTGTTTTGTGCATTGATGCGATGGCGCATCTGTGCTTTTCCAAGGGAAACATAGGAGGCAATTATGTGCTTTGGACCAAGTAAGGCAGAAAAAGCGGCCGCACAGAAATCTCAAGAGGATCAGCAGAAAGCTGCGGATGAAGCTCAGGAAGCAGCGGATGAAGCTCAGCGTGAAGAGGCTGAGGTTCGTGCAGAAGCCAAGCAGGAAGACATTTCTGAGGCGCTTGATGCCCGCACTAAGCGGCGCGGCATGAGTGGTGGCGCTGGTCGTCGCTCTCTATTCTCGGCTGGCGCTCAAGGATTTTTGGGAAGGTTCCAGTAAATGAAAGACCCCTTGGCCAAAAAGTATCTGGAACGTTACCTGAAGGCCAAGGCTTTTCGGGAGAACTGGGTTCCCTTGTTTGAGGAGTGCTACGAGTATGCGCTGCCTCAACGCGAGTCCTTCTATTACGAAGAAGCAGGTCAGCGCCGCGACGACAGAATCTTTGACGAGACTGCCGTTGTAGGTGTGCAGGAGTTTGCCAGCCGACTGCAAAGCGGACTTGTTCCTAACTTTGCGCGTTGGGCCGATCTCATTGCAGGCTCCGAGGTTCCCAAGGAACAGCGTGATGGCGTGGACAAGGAGCTTGATGATGTAACTGAATACGTCTTCGAGATTCTTCAAAGCTCCAACTTCAACCAAGAAGTCCATGAGTCGTTCATGGATTTGGCCGTTGGCACTGGCATCTTGGCTGTTGAAGAAGGCGACTCAATCAATCCAGTAGTCTTCGCTGCTGTTCCGCTGCCGCATGTGGTTCTGGATACTGGACCAGATGATCGCATTGATCATGTGTTCCGTGAACGAAAAAAGGTGCGCTTTGCTGATCTGGAAATCCTTTATCCCAAGGGGACATTCGATCAGAAAGTGATCAAGCGAATGAATGGTGATGACACTACTACTGTTCTTGAGGTGGTGTGCCGTGACTACGATCTTCGCAATGAAGAAGGTTACTATCACTATGCAATCTGCATGGAGACTGAAACCGTTCTGCACAAGAAGCAGATGAAGGGCGTTGGTTCCAATCCGTTCATTTGCTTTCGTTGGTCGAAATGCGCTGGCGAGGTTTACGGTCGCGGCCCGCTTCTTAATGCGCTATCGGCCATCAAAACCACGAACCTGACAATTGAGTTGATCCTTGAGAATGCTCAGATGTCGATCAGTGGCATCTACCAGATGGAAGATGATGGGGTGATTAACCCTGACACCATCCGTCTGGTTCCCGGCACAATCATTCCCAAAGCTATGGGAAGCCAAGGTTTGCAGCCAATCAATGCAGCTGGTCGCTTTGACGTGGCCCAGCTTATCTTGAGTGACATGCGCCTGAACATTAAGCGCGCACTCTACAACGATATGCTTGGCAACCCAGACAAGACTCCTGCAACTGCAACCGAAGTAGCTGAGCGCATGGCCGACCTTTCGCGGCGCATTGGTTCTGCCTTTGGTCGTTTGCAGGCTGAGCTTGTGCAGCCAGTTCTTCAGCGTGTGATCTACATTCTGAAGAAGCAGGGCCGCATCCAAGTGCCGACTATCAATGGCCGTGAGGTCAAGGTTCGCTCAGTGTCCCCATTGGCTCAAGCTCAGGCCAATCAGGACATCTCGAATGTCGCTCGTTACCTACAATTGGTCGGTGGCGTCTTCGGTCCTGAGATGTTGCAGATGCTCATCGACTCGGAAGCAAGCGCAATTTATCTGGCAAAGAAGTTTGGTGTGCCAGAAAGCTTGATCCGCGACGAAGAGCAGCGTAAGCAGATAGCTGCAATAGCGCAGCAGTTAGCGCAGCAACAGTCGGGAGCGCAACTTGGTCAACCAGCCCAAGGTTAATATCGGAATAGACGGCAGCGTAAGGGCTGTTGATGCTGACAGACAGATCAGCCAGAACATAGCGGAGGTCTTCTCGTCCCCAGCGGGCAAGGAAGTCCTTCGCTATCTTCGTTCTATCACCATCGAAATGGTCAGTGGTCCCAACATCACAACCGAAGAGCTTCGACACTTGGAGGGCCAGCGTTATCTTGTTGGCCTAATTGAGCGTCGTATTGACCATGCACATAGGAGCAAACAATGAGCGAATCGCTTTTGTCATCAGCGCCAGCGCCCGCTGTTAATGATCAAATCACCGACTCTGTAACTCAAGCTGCACCGCAGCAAACTGATTCTTCTCAGCGTCCCGAATGGCTCCCTGAGAAATACAAGTCTCCAGAGGATTTGGCCAAAGCTTACAAAGAGCTTGAGGGCAAACTTGGCACCCGCGACGAAGATATGCGGAAGAAGGTGATGGAAGAGCTTCAAGCCGAAGCTTACAAGGATCGCCCGCCGTCCGCTGGCGAGTATAGCCTTCCCGACTTTGTGAATGAAGAAGAGGCTGTGAACAGCGACCTGCTCAAGTGGTGGGCGGATCAAGCCTTTGAGAACGGCTACTCTCAGTCTGAATTTGAGAAGGGCATTGAGATTTACATGAAGTCTATGCCCGCCCCGCCTGATCTTGCGGCTGAGGCACAAAAGCTGGGCGACAACTCAAACCAGCGTATCGAAGCTGCTTCTGCGTTTGCCATGAAATTCTTCCCTCAAGAAACCTTGCCAGCCATTGAGCGTCTGTGCGAAAGCGCAGAAGGCATTATCGCCCTTGAGGTGATGATGGAAGCCATGAAGGATGGCAACTTTACTCAGACTGCTAATCCGGCAAGTGGCTTATCTGCGGCAGACCTGCGTGAGATGATGAAGGATGAGCGTTATTGGAATCCATCCAAGCGCGACAATGACTTCATTAAGAAGGTAGATGGTGGGTTCAAGAAACTCTATGGCTAAGCCCTTCCTTGAAGAACGCGGCCTACGGCTTGTGGCGCTTGAACAGCGCCACATCCTACCCTTCGTGTCTAATCTTAGCGCAGAAAACCTAAGAGAGTTTGAGACGCTGTATCAGCGGTCGCCCTTAGAGGCTCTTCAGGCTATTGTTCATAACCCTCTGGTTTATGCTGTGGAAAAGGATGGGCAACCGCTAGCCGTGACTGGAATTGACCCAGACCACGGCTTTATGTGGGCAATGTTTAGCAAAGATATGCGGAAACATTGGATCAGCTTTGCCAGAGCTTCGATCAAACTCATGGCCTTCTACAATCTCCTTCATCCGCGCCTGACCTGTGATGTTTGGACGGAGAATGATATGATCCATCAATGGCTAGTTTCTCTTGGCTTTCTGCCGGAACGTGCTATTCAAAGTGCAAATGGACAAGTGGTCATCCGTTTTGTGCGTTGCAGCCCTGAGCAAAAGTCTGTTCAGACTACAACATTACGGCCCGTGCTGCACTGAGAGGCCCGCAAGGACACCCTCGTTGAAGTGAGAAGGCGGATACCCGTCAGACCTCAACTTCAACATGGACCTTGAAAATGGCTAACACAATCGACCAAGCCTTCATCAAGCAGTTTGAAACCGAAGTTCACATGGCGTATCAGCGCATGGGTTCCAAGCTCCGGAACACTGTTCGCACGACCAACGTGACTGGTTCGTCTGCTCGATTCCAGAAGATCGGTGCGGGTTCCGCATCGACCAAATCCCGCAATGGTAACGTCGCTCCGATGGAGTTGGCGCACACCTATGTCGAAGCAACGATGGCTGACTTCTACGCAGCCGAGTACATCGACAAGCTGGACGAACTAAAGATCAACATCAACGAGCGTCAAGCCGTTGCTCAGTCGGCTGCTGCTGCTCTTGGCCGCAAGACTGATGAACTGTTGATCACTGCTATGGACGCTGGCGCAAACGCAACCCAAGTCAACTCGGCTGCCGCCGCTGTTGATAAGGCTGACATGCTGACGCTGTTCGAACTGTTCGGCACCAATGACGTTCCTGAAGATGGTCAGCGTTATATCGCTATGCACCCGAAGGGCTTTGCGGACCTGTTCAACATCACCGAGTTTGCTTCCTCGGATTTTGTTGGCCCGCAGAACCTGCCGTTTGCTGGCGGCATGACCATGAAGGAATTCCTCGGCTTCAAGATTTTCTCGACCTCGGCGGTCACGGCTGGCAAGAACCTTGCCTACCACACCTCCGCAGTCGGCCTCGGCATCAACGCCGATGTGCAGACGGAGATCAACTACGTCGCTGAGAAAGTCTCGCACCTCGCAACGTCGATGATGTCGATGGGTGCCATTGCTATTGATAGCAACGGTATCTACGAAGTCCTCGACAATAACTAAGGAGAACCAGAAATGGCATTTACCCCTGCTTCTCTGACCCGCTTGGCTGGAGCTTCGGGTGTGTCCCTGTGGCACTACTCGACCGCTGACGCCATTGCTGATGTCAACACCGCTGGTTACTTCAACTCGGCCTCGAACATGCTGAACGTCAATGACGTTATCATCACTGTCACCGAGACTGGGGGAACTCCGGCTGTCAGCCACACCTACGTCAACTCGAATTCGGCTGGCGTAGTTGATGTTGTGAATGGCGTTGCCATCACTTCGACTGACTCCGACTAAGAAAGGAGAGGGGGGCTTCGGCCCCCCTAACCCCACATGCCAGCAAACACAGCAATCAAAGTCTGCTCCCGCGCCTCCATCCTGATGGGTGGTTCTGCTATTGCTTCATTCGAGGATGGAACTGTTGAGGCTGATGTCTGCGAAGCGATGTATGATGATGTTGCTCGGGCATCCCTAACTAATACTCGGTGGCGGTTTGCCACCAATCAATCTGTTCTGACGCGGAACGCCTCTGCTCCTACTGGCAGATTTGATGCGTCCTATCAGCTTCCAGCAACGATGCTAATGCTCAACGCAATCACTGTGAATGATCTGCCGATTGAGTATGACATCTACGGCGACAAAGCTTTCTGCAATGCAGTAGACGCTGATGTTGTCATTGCTGACTTTATCTTCCGTGCAACAGAAGCTACGTGGCCAGCTTACTTCACCATTGCCGTGGAGTTTTCGATGGCTGCAATCTTGGCCGTATCGGTTGCGCGTGATCCCCAGCTTGCTTCACTCATGGAGCAGAAGGCTAATCTCTATATGATGCAGGCTCGTCGTCTTGACTCTCAGCAGCAGACTACGCGCAAGCTCAACACTTCGAGGTTCATTGCTCAAAGGCGTAGCTGATGCAGAAGATTCGCGTTCCCATTAACAGCTTTCAGTATGGTGAGGTGAGTCGTTCTGCAATGATGCGGACTGACAGCCCAGTCTATAACGCCTCCGCCCAGAGCTTGAAGAACATGGTTGTGATGTCTGAGGGTAGCTTACTAAAGCGCCCGGGTCTCAAACATCACTATCGCTTTGAGAATATTACTCAAGACACTAGCAAGGTGTTCCAGTCATACCTTGCGCCCTTTGTTTTCTCAGACGATGAGAAGTATCTGATCTCCCTTGAGAACG